ACACGTGTTAATTTGGCAAAAAATATTAGATGATAATGTTAATTGTGCACTAATATTAGAAGATGATTTTAAATTAGCCAGAAAATTACCAGAAAGAATAATCCCAGAAATAGATTATGATATTGCTTTTTTAGGTAGACATGCTTTATTTCCAGGTGATGAGACGCCAGCGGATCATAATTGGGTTAATGCATTAAGTAGTTATAATACACATGCGTATGTTATTAAAAATAATACAGCTAAGATTTTACTAAATGAATATGACTACGCTAGAAACATCATTCCACCTGATGAGTTTTTAACCGCAACATTTACTGAGCATCGAAGAGAAGATATCGCTCAACTGTTCCCACCTAAACTCAAAGCTATTGCACCCACGGTAAACTATATAGAACAAGATCGACCACACGAACATTCTAATACAGAACCGAGCGGCGCAAATATTAATCTTATGAAAGAAGAAACCAAACCTTATTTTGAAATATTAGATGATTCTAATTGGGAAGATTGGAAATTAAAATATGTAAACCAAACTCTAGCAAAGGGTGAATATGACCTAATGATAGACGATATCGGTAATAATATATATGAGTTTCCATTATTCACTGAAAAATTCTGTAAAGAAGCAATAGCATTGGCAGAAACTTTAGATAAATGGACACAAGACCGCCATGAATTTTATCCAACGAATGATGTCTTATTGCCTGAAATTGGATTAGATCACATTTATAGTAGAGTTCTTCGAGAGGTAGTTTATCCAATATGTATACATTTGTGGCAATTAGAAGGTGTTGGCTGGGATACAATGTATAGTGAAAATTTCATGGCAAGATACACGACCGATAGACAATCTCACTTATCACTACATCACGACTTTAGTCATGTGACTATGGTTGTAAAATTAAACGATGAGTTTGATGGTGGAGGCACATGGTTTCCAAAATACAAAACATTATCAAATCCTGTTAAAGTTGGCACTGCAACATTACACCCTGGAATGATCACGCATTTACATGGAGCTAGACCCATCACAGCAGGTAAGAGATATATCAATGTCTCTTTTATGAGGAAAATAAATTAATTAATAATAAAAAAATGAAACAAGAAATTAGATTTAATAAGACCGTCGGAGATGATGGCCATTTGGTATCACCAATATTAAATGAGGGTTGCAAGAATTACTTAATTGATATTGATGGTACTGTTACAGACGATGTGCCTAATGAAGAACCAGAAAGAATGTCAGTTGTATTACCGTATGCAGGTTCAGTTGAAACATTAAATAAATGGTATGACGAAGGACATGTAATTACATTTTTCACTTCACGTACAGAAGAAGTTAGAGATATAACAGAAGCTTGGTTAAATAAGCACGGCTTTAAGTATCATGGTCTATTAATGGGTAAACCTCGCGGTGGAAATTATCACTGGATCGACAATCATATTGTTAGAGGAACTCGTTATAATGGTGTATGGTCAGATTTAGTAGAAAAGGAAGTGACTATTGAAGTATTCCAAGACTGATATATAATAAATGAGAAAGATACACACATTTAATGATTTCCTAAACGAGGCTAAGGAACCTCAAGATCTAAATAAAATTTATTTAGCATATAATCCAGATTTAGGCCATAGATTTTGGTCTTATAAGGATTTTGCTTCTGATAAGTTTTTTATTAAAGTGACACCTGAAAATTATAAAGATATTGATATCAATAAAGATTTCCCAGTATTAACATATAATAGTAAGGTGGTTCAAACTCTATTAGATGAAGATTTAATTAAAATAGAAAATGTGTATAACAAACCTGAATTCATTGTAAATTCAGGTTCTAAATCTGAGTTTCATAAGATAGTTGATGGTGATGAGAATATACCTAAGACTTGTTTAAAAACTGAAGATGCGGTTAAAGAGATTGGTTTCCCTATGATCGCAAAACCAACTGAAGGTCATTCGGGTTTAGGAATTACTGTAATTAAAAATCAAAAAGAATTTGACGCAGCAGATCACGATAAGTTAGATGTATATTCACAATACATTGACAAAAAAAGTGAGCACCGTTTTTTTACATTTAAAGGTAAACCTTTCTTTTGGCAAGAGAGACAACCTACTAATGATAAAGCAAAAACAGGGGATGGTGACGACAAAGAAAGAATGATGTTTAATTACATTAAAAAAGATGTGTCCAAGACTCCAGAAAAATTTAATAAAATAATTTCAAAATTTGGTAAAATATTTAAAGATTTACCGTTTATTTGTTTTGATATTATGGAAGATCAGGATGGTAAACTTTATATTATTGAATCTAATTCAATGCCAGGTGTACCATTTGACTCAACTGTAGATATTTATAGAGTGATCTTTGAGGATTTTTATGGTCGAAAGGTGGATGCAGAAACTGAGACTAAGCTAAAAGAATTAGCAAACTACATGAACAATAAAACCGTTACAATGGACGGTGGAGATAGATTTAGTGTAGAAAAATAATAATAACTCGGATAAATAAATCTTAATTAAATTAATTATGGCAGAACCAAATATGAATTGTATGATTGTTAATGTGTGGATACACCACATGCAAGTTGACGAATTGTTTGATTTTTTAAATGAAAGAATAGACCGTGCACCTCTTTATTGGTTAAATGAGGCTTCGGTACCTGTTTCAATAACAGGTGGATATGTCATGATTTCATTAACTTATGATTCTTATTCGCATTTGTCATCTAATAGAAATTGGGACGAAGCTCCGGGTTGGATAAAAGAATAATATGAAAAAACAACAAACAAAAATGAAAGCGTTTCTTTTAAATTATAAAGGAACCAAGTACAAAGCAGATACATTATTAGGTATCATTTGGCAGTTTATTACAAAGAAAAAATAAACAAACTTAAAAAATCAAGTATAAAGAACGTCTAAGTTAACTCTTAGGCGTTTTTTTAGGTTTAAGGATTAAAAGAAATATATGTATACACTAAGCGAATTACAGAAGATGATCTTTATAGACATCGAAACGAGTACACAAAAAGAAACTCTACAGGAGGTCATAGATGATAACCCTGCACTCGAAGAGTATTGGAATATAAAGACTACGCAACTTATTGAAAGTCAACCAGAAACTCTTAAGGACTTCACAGATCCTCATAAAATGTGGTCACGCATGGCGGGTCTTTATCCAGAATGGGGTAAAATAGTTTGTATTTCATTTGGTCAATTAAAGTTTGATGAAACTGGATTTCCAAATGATTTTAAAGCGATGTCATTTAGCGGAACTGATGAAAAACAAATTCTAAAAGACTTTTCACAGACTGCTGCCAAAATAATGCAAAAATACCCTAATATGAAATGGGTCGGCCACAATATCAAAGGGTTCGATATGCCATATATTATTAAAAGATCATTGATCAATGAAGTTAGTTTACCATCGGCATTCCATTTACACAAACAGAAACCATGGGAAAATTGTCTTTTAGACACACAAGATGTTTGGAAATTTGGTGGTTGGAACTCTGCTAAATTAGGATTAATATCAGAACTACTCGGTATTCCATCACCTAAAGATGCGATGTCGGGACCAGAGGTTAATGAGTATTATTGGAATGATAGACACGAAGAGATCAAAACTTATTGTGAAAAGGATATTCAAGCAACTGCAAATATCATGTTAAAGATAAGTGGTATGCCAATTATCCAAGACGCTCCGTTTTAATACTGTCAATATGTCATCTTCATCTTAAAAAATATGACAATAAGTCTTAATACTTAGTTTGGTATTAAATTTGAAATATCTATACTGTCCGGACAAATGGACGTTAATATTAATCAAATAAAATTATAAATTATGTTTTACACAACAGACTTTGACAGACACATTGATTCTATTTTCGGAGGTTTACATGAACCTTTATGGAGAACCGCAAAAACGGTAAGTGATCAAATTACAGAATATCATTACGAGGATGGTGTTCTTCAAATGGCATTACCTGGATTTTCAAAAAAAGATTTAGAAATAGAGATAGAAGGTAATAGACTTAAAATATCTTCTGAAGTTGCCGAAGATCAAGAGACTCAATTTAAAAAATCATTTGACAAATCTTTTAAGATTCCATCTGATATTAATGCCGAGAGCGCATCAGCTACCATGAAAGATGGTGTATTGACAATTGAATTTGGTAAAAAAGCAGAAGCTAAGAAGATTAAAGTAGCTTAATTTATAAATCCTGGACAAAAAACTTAAAACTTTTTTATCCAGGATTTTTTTATGTCAATTATTTGTGGTATATTAGCAGTATAATTAAAACGTTAAAGATATGACAACATTAGATTACACTAAGATTAGTGACGTAGAAGTAGACGGAATAGACACCGCAGATTACCCAGATTTTTGTGATGCATTTATCTCATATGCAGAATATGATGGTAGAGAAATGACAGACGAGGAATTAGATATACTAAACGAAGACGGTGATTTTGTATATAGTGCAGTTGAAAACTATTTATACTAATATATAAATTATGGAAGACGGGGATTTTGATTTTGAAGATTTCATGGAAAATAGCAACCATGATTTTGAAATGAAGCTAGAAGAGTATAGAGACAAGATGATGAAACTAGCAATTGAGACAAACTATGAAAATATAGTTAAAAACGGCATTAATGAATATCATCTTAGGCACATGTATAATACCGAATTAAATGACCTCAATAACACATTCAAGATGATGATTCAATATTTTGAAGATATGGAGGATTATGAAAAGTGTGCAGTCGTTTTAAAGGAACAACAAAAAGTTAATTCGGTAATTTCTCAAAGAGAAGATGTACAATAGGGATATATAATATGTCAGTGCTATCTAACTGACGGGCCCCCGATTAAACCAGCAGTGATGCTGGTTTTTTTTGATATATACATTATGAAGCATATAAAATTATACGAAGAATTTAGGGCAGATCTCAAGGACGAGAACTCATTATTACAGGATATTAGACATTTTAATGGATCTATCCAATCACTTGACGATTGGTTACGATCTAAAATAGGTGAAACAAATCCATATAAAGACACTATAATGGTAAATGGCCCACATAAGGGCGATAAAGATAATTCTCTGCCTTATCAAGATTTTCAAAACGGTAAGTCAGACCTTGTAAAAAACAGACATGGAAGATAAAACAGCAAAAGAGCTAATAGCTCAATTAAAAAGAATAGCCGACGCATTAGAAAAATCTAACAAGGCTACAGAAGCCTCTGAAAAGAGAAGAATTGTTATAGAGAAGCTGCAAGAAAAAAATCTAAAAGCAGATCTAAGGGAGAAGTTAAACGTAGATCCTGAAAAAGTTATACGCACTGCACCTAGACTAGAATCAGATGGATCCGTATAACGTATTAGGAGTTGACAAAACATCTTCACATGATGATATAAAAAAAGCTTATCGTAGACTAGCTAAAGAACATCATCCTGATAAAAACGGAGGGGATGATAGTCAATTTAAAGAAATAGCAGAGGCATATGAAAAGATAGGAGATGAATCTTCTAGACAACAATGGGATGCTACATCTAATTTCCAAAATTTTTCAGGATTTGATGGCCGAGTTAATATGTCTGATTTATTTGATCAGGTTTTTGGCAACGCATTTAATTCATCCAGGCAATCGACCAAAGGATCTGATCTAAGATTAGATTTACATTTAAGTTTTGATGAAGCATATCATGGAACTTCCAAGCAATTTACAGTAAATGGACAAGATCTTAGGGTTGATTTTAAACCAGGTCTAAAATCAGGTATGAAACTTAGAATACCCGGAAAAGGTCAACCTCATCAATTTAATAGTACTTTACCAAACGGAGACTTAATAATCCACGTACACGTCATACACAATTCTAATTGGATTTTACAAGGTGATGATATATGGGTAGAACTTAACATAAATTGGTATGATATTTTCTTAGGTACTAGGGTCAGTGTCAATACGCCAAGTGGACAACTTTACATTAATATACCAGAAAATAGCTATCCAGGAAAGACGTTAAGAATAAAGGATAGAGGATATCCTATCTATAATACTGACAAAAAGGGTGCTCTTTTATGTAAATTAAATCCGATTTATAATGAACTAAATCATGATCAATTGGAATATATAAAGAAAGTAAAAGATACCGATAATGGATATAAATGATTATACCTTTGGCGATAATAACAAGTGGTTCAAAATAATAGACGGACTAATTGTTAACAATGAAGACATGTTCTTTAACGCATTATATATGGCCATGACTAATCATCCAATGTATGTTATATCGTCAGACATTGAAAACGAAAGAAAAGACGTTATTTTAAGTGCTATGATAAAATATTTTGAAGTTAAAGAAGAATTTGAAAAGTGCGCGAGCATATACAATATAAAAAAACAAATATAAATCCAAATGTTGATAACCAAAGTAGAAAATGGTAATATAGAAAAAGCTTTAAAGCAATATAAGCGAAAAGTTATTAATACCAAGCAAATTAAAAATTTAAGAGATCAACAGGATTATACCAAACCATCTGTTAAAAAGCGCCTGAAATTCCAAAAGGCCAAATACTTAGAAAATAAGAATAATTCTTTATTATAATATTAATAAATTATCCTAATATTTTCACAGTAAAATTCAATGTTAGTAAAATCTTTATACTAATATATACAATGTGATACTAAGGTATCATTATAAAAATATCTAAAGACACAGATGGCAGGCTTTATTTCCGGTTCAGATAAAGATAGTTTAATGAGGGCTAGTTATTATCAAATAACGCGCAACTTTACTAAAACAGTAAATCGATTCATCGCGTTCAAAGATACTGATCGTATAGTTGAAATTCCACATGGTATTAAACAAAGAAGTAAATTCATAGATTTAATGATTAAATATTTCGAATCTTTGGAAGAATACGAGAAGTGTACAAAATTGATGAAGTTAAAAGAACTTGTCATCATGGCAGGGGATTAATATAAAAATAAATTATTACATGAGCGATAAACGTGAAAGACAATCAAGACAAAGTAAAGGTGGAACAATTGAATCCGGCTTGAAAAGAGTTCAACTTAGACAATCACAACAAAAATATGTAAAACAAATAGAGGAAAACGATATAACGTTTTGTTACGGACCAGCAGGTACCTCAAAAACATTCACAGCATGTTACGTAGCACTTAAATTATTACAAGAGAAAAAAGTCAAAGAGATTATTCTTTGCAAACCTATACAAGAAGCTGGTGAAAAATTAGGATTTTTGCCAGGTACAAAAGAAGAAAAGATTGATCCTTACATGAATTCGTATATTTCAAATATTACGAAGATTGTTGGAGGACAACAAGCTAAATATTTATTTGATAGCAACACAATTAGATTCGAGCCATTGGCATATATGAGAGGTGATACTTTCGACGACGCATTAATGGTATTAGATGAGGCACAAAATGCAACCTTTAAACAATTAATGTTATTTGTAACTAGAATGGGTAAGTCTAGTAAAGTTGTTGTTACTGGTGATGTTAGTCAACACGATATCGCTAGACAACATGTTGGATTACCAGGATTTATAGAACTTATGAAAGGTATTAAGGGCATTGGTGTACACGTATTCAATAACACTGATATAGTTAGGGCTAAAATCCTCCAAGAAGTTGTAGAGAAGTACGATAATTGGAAAGCTAACAACGAGAATAAATTCTAGAAACAATTTGACTGATCCACGTATAAGTATAAACATTATATATGGATCAGTATCAAATTTTATTAAAACACAGTCACACTGGCGATGAAGCGATCATTGAGATTGGATTAGACGAAGCAGGTCGTGGCGCATTAGCAGGTCCAGTAACTGTCGCGGCATGTATAATGCCATATGGATTTCAACATGAACTTATTAAAGACTCTAAACTATTGAGTGAACCACTGCGAGCAGCAGCTAGACAATTGGTATTAGATAATTGCTTAGCTTATTCAGTGGTTCATATTCCTGTTGAAGAAATAGAATCCACAAACATTCTTAAAGCAACACTTAACGGCATGAGGGCGTGTTTAGAAGAAGTTAAAAAAAATCATGACTTTGATTTTATCCTCGTAGACGGCGATCAATTCCATGGATATGACGGTATACCATTTGAAACTGTAGTTGGAGGAGATAATATGTATGTTAGTATTGCAGCCGCATCTATTCTAGCTAAAACCGAGCGAGATCGTTTAATGAAAGACTTAAGCGTAGATTATATGTCATACGGATGGGGATCAAATAAAGGATATGGTACTAAACAACATAGAGATGCCATCGTAAGCGAAGGATCAACACCTCATCATAGACAATCATTCATTAGTCACATGTTGACTAAAACAAACACATTATTTTGAGAGGACTTTTAACAGGCATGTTATTATTTTTAGCAGGACAAACTATGATTTGGTTTCAAACTAATGGCCAGTTTATATCACCGTGGATAAAAAAGAATCCTATTTTTGTTTCTATTTTAGGCGGAACTATTATAAGCTATATGTTTATTAGAGCTACTGCTTTAATAGCTGGTTATTATGATGGAGCCATTTGGCCAGGTAGATTTATTGGATTTTCAATGGGTATCACTTCTTTTGCATTCCTAACTTGGTATTTTATGGGAGAAGGTATTAATACTAAAACATTGGTTTCATTAGGTTTAGCTACTTGTTTAATCTGCGTGCAATTATTTTGGAAATGAAAAAATTAAATTTACCTTGGTTAGAAAACGATAAACCAACTAATGTTGTTGTCTATAGAAAAACAAAAACTAGTAAGAAATACTACATGATAGTTACTAATATACATTTGGATGTTATTAATAATCTTAGAGCAACTAAACCTATAATCCCACACAAATATGAAATTGTAGAGATGGGCATAGGGCATAGTTTTATAGAATCTTATGCTAAGACTTATAAGATAACTAATCCAGAAATAATTACAAAATAAATTACCTCAGATTTTTTTATGTCAATAATTTGTGGTATATTAGTAGTATAATTAAAGGAAGAATGATAAGAAAGAAACTACACAAACATCAAGGAAATCCGATAGTCATTGATTTGACAGGTCCCGAAGGAAACGCATTTATGTTACTTGCATACGCTAAATCATTTTCAAAAGATCTTGGAAAAGATTACACAGAAATATACAAGCAAATGACAAGTGGAGATTACGAAAATTTAATTAAAGTCTTTGACGATTCATTTGGAGACTTTGTAATACTAGAAAGATAATATGAAAAGATCAATTAATATAATTAGCACTTGGATTGGTGCACTCATAGCTGTAGCGCTTATAGCTGTTTTTATGGCATTACCAACACAATGGCTATGGAACACTTGTTTAGTTCCAGCTATTGATGGTGTTAATCCCATAGGTTTTTGGCAAGCACTAGGTTTGAATGTACTAGCTTCTATTTTATTTAAGAATTCACAAATTAAAAAAACAGAATCATAATATGGGGAAAAAGATAATGTATCTAGATATGGACGGCGTCTTAGTTGATATTTTTAAAGCATGTTCAGATAAGTATGGAAAAGATTCTATCACTAAAATAGGTGATTTATTAGATGAGGATCCACAATTATTCTATGAAGCAGAGCCTATTCCGGGTGCCATAGAAGCTTTTAATAAATTAGTTGAGGTATTTGATGTATACTTACTAACAAGTGCACCTTGGAAAAGTATGGGTTCTACTGAAGCTAAACAACGATGGGTTATGGAATATTTAGGAGACTCAGCAAAAAAACGAGTAATCGTAAGTCATAATAAAAACTTAATGATAGGAGATTATTTGATCGATGATAGAACTGCTAATGGAGCCGGCGAATTTAAGGGAGAACTAATTCAGTTTGGAACTGAAAGGTATCCAAATTGGAAAGAGGTTCTTAAATATTTAAATGTAGAGTAATATGGAATGTGATATATCTAGAGTTTTTGAAATTCATAAAAAAGCCAATAAAGTAATTAGCTCATGTCAAAATGAAATTCATTTAAAGGGAGCATACGCGTATTGTGAAAATGTAAAAAATTACATGTCTTTCATTAATACTCAAACTACAGAAGAAACAGAACTTATCAATTCTATTCTTTTTAATATAGAAAAAAGCTTAAATGTTAAAAAAGCTACAATAAAATAAACAACAAACAATGCTTTATAAAATCCCAGTAAAATTGTTCGTAACTTTTTTAGCTGGGATTTTTTTATGTCAATAATTTGTGGTATATTAGTAGTATAATTAAAAGTTAAACATATGACAGATTTCAAATTTAATGCAGCCGATGTGAAAGCCAACGGCGTTGGTGGTAGCGGTTACCAAGCAGTTTTAAAGTATCGTGGCGATGTTCGCTCTATTGTAGACGAAGTAGTCAATACAATTGGTCGAGATAAGCTCTATGAACTTGCAGTAGCTTCGGGTGATAAACACGATGATTTTCACGCCGGTTCTAGATTTAATTCTAATGAAGACCTAACTTATAGATTAGTTACTTCTCTAGCGGGTTATATTTGGCCTAAGTTTAAAAATGATCTATTGACAGAAATGTATGTAGGTGGTCTTTTTGCTAGACTAAGTTATGACGAGAAACAGATTTTAGTGGTAGATGCTGCCCGCGATTGTGCAGGTGCAGATCATTGGTATACATTTGAAAAAGATTGGGGGTAATGATGGACATGGATCAAAGATTTGATAGAATAGACAATGCACCATACGTGGTCTTTCTTGATGATAAATCAATTCACACTGTAGAAGATATTCAATTGTATGACAATATGATTTTGATATTAACGGAATCTGGCTATCTTTTTAACGACATGGATGTATTTACTGTTGAAGAAATGGTAGATGTGGAAGAAAAAGTAGAAGAATTAATTAAAAACAGTTAAGATGGAATTAAAGAAAAAGATTAAATCAAAAATATTAACATATCTATTTAATGATTGGGTTAAAACCGAAGAAGATATCGAAACTCTTCAATTAACTAAAATGATGATTGAGAATAGAGCTAACACTATTTGTCCACCTAAACCAACTATCGGGTTTAGATCACGCTTATGAAAATAACTAAAGATATATTAGAGAGATATGTTGCGGAAGGTTGGTTGATCTCACAAAGGCACCCGACTTTACCTTTAACTATTTATAACTATTCTCAAGCAACTCAATATGAGGCTAAATGGGATGAGGTTACTCTTTCATGTCGCGGGGTTATTACTGATGATGAAACTGGAGAAGTGATCATTAAACCATTCTCAAAGTTTTTCAATTATGAAGAGGTGCCTAACGAAGTGCCCTGGGAATCTTCAGAATATGTGTATGTTCAAGATAAAATGGACGGATCTTTAGGAATCTTGTTTAATTACAAGAATCAGTGGATCATGTCTACTCGTGGATCATTCATGTCTGAGCAGGCGATTAGAGGACTTGAAATCTTGAAAGAGAAATATATCCTTGATACATTTGAACCTTCGGTAGCTTACATTTGTGAGATCATTTATCCTGAAAATAGAATCGTAGTTGACTATGGATCTAAAAAGAAAATAGTATTCTTAGGAGTTGTACTTAATCGCTCTTGGAATTGGAATGCAGGAGGAGATGATGAGTTGCATTGGACTACCGCATGTACATATTTTAAAATGAGCGGAATTAAAAAGTCTGACATCGTTAAAACTGAACAGGTATTTAATGGACTTGGACCAGATATGTACAACTTGTTAAAGTCTAAGAACACTGATAACTCCGAAGGATTTGTTTTACGATTCCATCCTTCTAACACACGTGTGAAGATTAAGTTTGCAGACTATGTAAAATTACATCGCGTCTTGACCAATTGTTCTTCTTACGATATTTGGGAGAACTTGAAAGAGTTTGACAAGTTACCTGAAGATGTGTTGCAAGATGTACCTGACGAGTTCTATGATTGGGTTCATGGAGTTGAATGGAAACTTAGAAAGAGTTTCAATCACATTGAACATTTGCACATGGCGCACCTTTCGTCTATAATTAGATATGGGCTTGATCGTAAAGAATTTGCGTTGAGAGTTCAAGAGCTAAATGATGTCAATCACGGACTTATTTTTGCTATGTATAACAATAAACAAGATAAGGTAAAACAACTAATTTGGAAAATGATAAAACCAGAATACGAAAAACCATTTAAAAAATGAAAGAGTTATATTTATTAAGAGGATTACCGGGGAGTGGCAAATCAACAATTGCAAAATCATTAGCAGGATGTCACGTAGAAGCAGATATGTATTTTATGAATGGCGGCAGGTATGAATTTGATGCATCTAAATTATCTGAAGCACATAATCTCTGTCAAAACAGAGCAGCTTCTTATATGCATACCAATTGGCCAAGGGTAGTAGTATCTAATACGTTTACACAAGAGTGGGAAATGGAATCATATTATGAACTTGCTAAAAAGTATGGCTATACAGTTTTCTCTTTAGTAGTAGAGAATCGTCACGGAGGCGTTAATAAACACATGGTTCCTGATGAGATCATAGAAAAAATGGAAAATAGATTTACTATTAAATTAAAATAATTAACTCCAGATTTTTTTATGTCAATTTTTTTTGGTATATTAGTAGTATAATTAAAAAGATAAAAACATGATACAGTTTAAAGATTTAGTATTCCATTCAAACCGCACAGGTGGTATTAACAGTCGAACGGACTTTGACAATGGATTTTCAATTAGCGTAATAGCAGGTCGTATGGCTTACAGTACGCCACGTGAAGATAAAAATAGCCCTGATGACTTTAGTTCATTTGAGATAGCAGTATTTGCTCCCGATGGTGAGTTTACGCGTGAATTCTTTCCTAAAGATCATAATGATGATGTTTTGGGTTGGCAAAGTAGAAAAGATATTAATAGTATTATAGAAAAAATAAACAAGCAATGAAAAAAGTAATATTTGATTTAGACGGGACTTTGGCCCTCATCGACAAGAGGAGAGCTATCTCTACTAAAGACAACGGTAAAATGGATTGGGATAAATTCTTTGATCCTAAGAACATTGACCTTGACCAACCACATGATGCTGTAATTAAGATGGCTCAAATATTAGATGCAGCTGGACACATGATCGTTATTTTTAGTGGAAGATCTAAGGCTACTAAAGATGCTACTAAAGCTTGGTTAAAAAAGTTTGATGTACCATGTGATGTATTGAAGATGAGACCAACTAGCAGCGACTTTAAGTTTATGCCCGATGATGATCTTAAGAAGAAATGGTTTAACGACTTATTTCCAACACAAGATCATGTTGATGATATAGTTTGTGTATTTGATGACAGACAAAAGGTAGTTGATATGTGGAGAGATATGGGTTTAACTTGTATGCAAGTAGCACCTGGTAATTTTTAAATTTATATAATATGATAGGTGGAGTACAACCAAAAGTAATAATGAATGTTGACGATGATGGTAATCTAGTCATGACTGATCAATTTGTAGATCTTTTTTATAAAGAACAAGAAATAAATTGGAAGTTAGTCAGAGAGCGTGATGGTTTGACAAAACAATCTAGAGCTGTTACATGGATTGAATGGAACGATAACGGGACGTTTAAAGAACAATTCGAAAAGATCGATATTGGTAGAAGTTTAATAATGAGTCCATTTAACAGTGCATTCACATGGCAAACAACCGAAGTGACAGAGATTGTAGAAATGCAAGAAGACTATATTAAGTTTAAGACTAAAAATTCAAATTACGAATTGTTTAAAATAAATTAATGAGTAGTCGTCAATTTACATGGTGGAGAAGATTTGTGGGGGTTCAGAAGTTGCCTAAACATTATTTGTACAAAGGAGCTTCTGAGCTTTTACAGCGTATAGAATTTGGTGAATATGAATGCGATCATTTGGGTAGAGAAGTTCATCTAGAGGATAAGATCTACGAAGCTAAGATCGAAGTTATTAAGAAAGAAAAACCTTGGCTTAAAGGTGAAACATTAGCCGAGGCAGTAGAGTATGATCGTAAATTGTATAACAAAAGAAAGGCTGTGATGATGAAAAATCATTTAGAAGCTGAACAAAAATTGTTATGGAAATTAGCAGAAGATTTATCTAAAGAATTTAATATGTCCAAAGAAGATGTAAATGATCTAATGGAAACATTCGATGGTACCACACGTGAACTCTATTTTAAATGTATGAGTATTTCAATTGGTAAAGTGATTGATCCAGATAAAATGCAAAGATTTTTTCCTGAACAGCCACGACATATTTTAAAACCAAAGGAACGCAAATATGTAAAGCTTTGGATAGATCTAGTTAAACACAATAAATGGCAAAGATTTTTGAATTGGGAAACATTTAGTAATTCTTAAGTATAACAATAGTGAATACATTTCAATACATATCTTTTTATTTAATGATAGGCATAACCTTTAATGCGCTATATGATTTATTAATATCTTATATAAAAAATGAGGATCTTCGTCTAAATATAAAAGAGCGAATAGTTTTCACTTTAATTTGGCCAATATACTTAGCATTACTATTATTTAATTTTATTAAAAATATTATAAATGGATCAAACAACTAATTACGGATACTGTTGTATTAACACGACTTTACAAAAGTCTGACAAAATCACTACTAATCGTAGTATGATTAAGCGCACATTTGCAGAGAAAGGTATCGATTACGCATCAGAGTTGGCTCTCGCTAACGTTAAGGATCTCGTTAAGATTATTAACTGGAATAATCGACAAGGTATCAAGCTCTTCAGAATCAGTTCCGATATGTTCCCTTGGATGAGTGAATATAATTTACCTGATTTGCCTGATTATGATAAAATTTCTAATATTCTTAGAGGTGCTGGTAAAATTGCAATGGATAATGGTCAACGTCTAACATTTCATCCGGGTCCATTTGATGTTTTAGCTTCAACTACGCAGTCAGTAGTTGATAAGTGTATTAAAGATCTTAATAAACACGGGGAAATAATGGATCTCTTGGGTTTACCACGTGATCACTCTGCTCCTATTAATATACATGTTAATACTACACAAGGTGGTAAAGAAGTTGCCATGCAACGCTTCTGTGATAACTTCCACTTATTAGATACATCAGTTCGTACACGACTAGTTGTTGAAAACGACGATAAAGAGAAACAATATACAACAGAGGATTTATATCAAGGTGTATATTCTAAAGTTGGCGTACCTATTACATTCGATTATCATCACCACTGGTGTCATCCCGGAGAATTGACACAGGAAGAAGCTCTTAAATTAGCTTCGACTACGTGGCCAAAAGGAATCAAACAACTTGTACATTATTCTTCATGTCAAATGATACATGAAGATGAAACGCAGACTAATAAAAGAGCACACGCTGATTACATTTACGAACATATAGAAACATATGGTTTGATATTAGACATTGAATTAGAGGCCAAAGCAAAAGAGTTAGCTCTTTTACAATACGTGAAACAAAATCAACTACAATTAGTATAAGTAATATAAAAAAAATTATGAGAAACATTTTTAGTAGAATTGTATCAACACTGAGTCGCTTAAACTCTAGAGTTACGGGTGTTCAAGGTACATTATTTTTAATATTCGCAATATTCGCCTTATTTGGAACTTCAAATAGATTTTGGATGTTTATGATTGGATCTATTGTTTTTACAGCACTACAATCTATTATTGACGAACTTAGAAAATTAAACAACAAATAAATTATGAGCTTAAAAGTAGACGCTCTTAGAGCAAAGTACATCGCGATGAGGTTAGAGGCCATCGCAACGCTAGAGGTGTATACCAAAAATTCTGTAGGAATTGGTGAGCATCCGCAAATCATTGAAGAAATGGATAAACTAGTTAGAGTCGTTGCAGACGTTAATGGTTATTTAGAAGCGCTAGATAGTGTTTTCGTTTCCAACGACAATGGTACAGAAATAGGTGAAACTGGTCCTATAAACGACTAATAAAATACGAACCTTAACCTATTAAATGGGATGCAGAAATGCGTCCCATTTTTTTATGATATATAATTTATGAAACACGTAAAAACATATGAACACTTTATAGGGGAAGGCAGATCTGCATATGACGGGTTAGCTTCTAAATTAACTAGAAGTGTATTTAATAAGTGGGTCAAATCATATAAAGGTGGCAACGATACTATAAATTACGGGGATCAAATTGAAGAAAGAGGTTTAGAATTTGATATCGAGGCTACTATTCATATAGATAAGAAATTTAAAGGATTTGAAGTATTAGATTCTACTGGCGCTGATGGAAGAGATGAAGATGATGATGGAGATTTTCAAACACCATATATTGTTATAGATTTTGGCTTAAATCCGGAATGGATACCAGGTGAATGGTCGACTGTTTATTTTCATTTAGCTGATGTGATTAGACATGAAATGGAACATATTACACAAGACGGTATTGATACTGGAAATTACAGAAGCGGTAAACCCAATGAAGATGATAGTGAGCTTAGAGCATATATAAAAATGGGTCTTTTACCAAAATCGCAATATTTAATGTTACCTAAAGAGGTAGATGCTAATTTACAAGGACTTAGATATGAAGCTAAGAAACGAAAAGAATCAATGTCAGACGCAGTTAACCGTTATTTAGATACACAAGAACAAGGCGGAGTTATTAATGGTACTGAAAGAGAAGATGTATTGGATCTTTGGAGAAGAAGAGCTAAAAAAATAGGTGGAATACCTAAGTTTTAATCATGAGAAGTATTAAAATATTTGAAGATTTTATAAAAGAAGGATATGTTATGCAAGATTTAGAAAAAGAGTTAGGTATAGTTCTTGATCTATGGGATAACGGTGATCATTTAGAATTAGGTAAAATTGAAGTGCCTAAAAATTTAAGAGGAACCGGAGTAGGTACCAAGGCCATGGAAAGAATTGTAGCATTTGCTGACAAAGAAGGTAAAGATATTAGACTTACACCTAGTACAGATTTCGGCGCTACTTCAGTTTCTAGATTAAAGAAATTTTATAAAGGATTTGATTTTGTAAAAAATAAAGATTATAAGTATAAAGATACTATGGTCAGATACGCACAATAATATGAAATATATTAAATTATTTGAGGACTTTGTTAATGAACAAGATAGTTACAATGATTATCCTTCTGCGGCCAAAAAGAATGCACAATTAGCAATTGATTGGAAAGAAAAATATGGACGAGAAGAGGTCGATGCGGGCACTGCAGTGGGTTGGGCTAGAGCACATCAATTAGCAAAGGGTGAAAATCTATCAGCGGATACTGTTAAACGAATGGCGTCATTTAATAGGCATCGTAAAAACTCTACAATATCTTCTGAATTTAAAGATACTCCATGGAAAGATAAAGGTTATGTTTCTTGGTTAATTTGGGGTGGAGATGAAGGCGTCGATTGGGCACTACAAAAATCAAAAGAAATAGATGAATCAATTCTGGAAAAGAAAAAAAGTAAGCCCAAAACAGATAAACAAAAAATAAAAGATTTAACTAAAAAGCAAAAGAAATTATCTGATAAAACTAAAGATATTAAGGATCAGATAAATAAGATGGCAAAGGACGACAAAAAAGAACCTACTGAAAAATTACAAGCTGCTTTACTAAAAACTCAAATGCAACAAACTTCAGTAGACGGTATGAAAGCGTCAGTTCAAAAGCAACAAATAGCTTTAAAATCTAAATTAAAAACGGCTAAAAAGAAGGAGTCATCACGTAAGAGTTAAATATGAAAAGAGAGGGATCAGCGGCTCTTAATAATTTTATTGAAAGAGCAGAAAATTGGACCAAATGGTTTATAAAGAAATTAAGTGAAAGGCCTAATCACGAATGGCAATACCATGAATTAGATTTTTATAAACACGTGGATGTGACATATGTGTTACATGTACCAGAATTTACAGAAAGGAAGACCATAGTATCTGATAGATTATCAGAACAAAAAATTAAATCAGGAAAAACACTATTAGATACTACTACTTGGTGGAATGGATTTTATGGGGAAAACCACATAGATCCATTAGTTCATGTACCTGATTTTACATATCATTATTGTTGGTTAACTAACCCCGATCCATTTCAAAAATTTGGTAAAAAAGAAGATGAGGTAATTGACGTCATGTCAGTTGAACAGATGCAGAACTTTATTATAACCGCATCTCAGGCTGAAAGCAATATAGCTATGGGACATGTTGATATTCTAAAAGATATTGTAAAGAACGGTCATAAAGCCGCTCTCATAATGGAAGATGATATTACCTTTGGCGCTGGAGCAATGTGGTTATTAGAATCTATGTTTGAAGAACAATTGCCACATGATTGGGATTTGGTGTATTTAAGTGGACAACCATGTGATTGGGGATTTGAATCAGAACCTTATTCAAGAGATTTAGATAGAGTTTATAACGGTGTATATTGGATGTCAGGTTTTATAATAAGTCAGTCAGGTGCCCGCAAATTACTAGATAATTTACCTGTAATTGGACCAGTTGATGTATGGATTAATCACCGTTTTAGAGATATGAAAGTTTATACAACATTTAAACCATATATTGGTCAAGATAAAGCACTTGATAGCTATAATCGTTATTCATTTGCAGATGCTATTCTAAAAGAGAATAATAATAAAGATATATAAATAAAAATAATATAATAATATGAAGAATTTAAGCAATATTAAAAATAATGTTATTAATGCTAGATTCATTCAGTCAAAAAGAAGGGCTGCAGATTCAGAGTCTACTGAACGTGCTGACGATTTAATACGTAACGTTTATGAGGGTTTATATGGTAAAGCAATGCGCCATGAAGCCGATGGAACTCCAAATGTATTAGATATTGAAAACACTGTTTTTGCATTACAATCTGGAAATCAAATTGATTTTGATGCAATTGAATTAGGTGGCGCTAGAAAACAAGCAAACCCACAAGCAGCATTAGCACAAGAATTAACTGGTGCAGATCCAGAAGGTGTTTCAATGTTAAAAGCACCTGCACTAAATTCAAGAGAGACAGCAGCTGAAATGCTTGAAGTTTATGAAAAAAACATCTTAAGAAATTTATCATTTGCCGAAATTAGCAGTAACATTGCAAATTCAGATTTAGATCGTGCAATTACAACACTAAACGCATTTGGTAATGATTTTACAGGTCCTAAAATTGATGGTGCTGTAACTAGAAAATCTTTATTTAGAGGTAATGCACCTGGTGAACTTGTAGGTCCTTACGTAAGCCAATTTATGTTATTAGACGTAAATTTAGGTAATCACACAATTGTACAAAAAGGCCCAACAAAAACAGGAGTATACGGTATTACTGAAAACAATTGGTTAGAAATTCAAAAAGGTAATGTCCCTGTTGCACAAACAGTTGATGCTAACACAAAATACATTTATAACCCTGCTCAATTAGGTTCATTCGTACACGTTGACTTTGTATACCAAGCGCACTTATACACGGCATCTATTTTAGCTTCTAATGGTGCTGCGAAACAATCTGGCTTCGTATCGCAAGCTAAAGAAGGTGCTTTCGTTGATAATGGTGGTGTTGCTGAAATTGCAGCGGCAATTGGTGAAATTTCAAGGCATGCGTTGAAAGCGTCATGGGTACAAAAATGGAGAAAGAATTTAAGATTAAGACCAGAAGCAATGGCTGGTAGAATTGCCAAAATTGAAGACGGCGTATTAGCTTCTTCATTAGTACACACTGATTTATTTACTGAAGGTGCAAATACAATTGCAGCTGTTAAAGCTCATAATTCTGCACAAGGCGGCGAAGCTAAAGCATGGTTACCAATCCAGTTTGCTGAAGGTTCTCCAACACACCCGTCTTATCCAGCAGGTCACGCTGCAATCGCAGGCGCTTGTTCAACACTGCTTAAAATCTACTTTGCAGACGGTGCATGGTCAGATTTAGGTCTTTCAGTTGTTGAATCATTAAATGGTGATTCTTTATCTGCATATTCTAATTCAGATAACGATGAGTCAGAAATGACTATCCATGGTGAACTTAATAAACTTGCTTCTAACATGTCAATTGGTAGAAATATGGCAGGTGTTCACTACAGATCAGATGGTGACCAAGGTATGATTTTAGGTGAGAAGGTAGCGATTCAATACTTCAAAGATATGAAAGAAACTTATAACGTTTCTATTGGTGAAATATCTTTTGTAGGTTTTGACGGCTCGACAATCACTATTTAATATGACAAACTCTTAGATATATAAATAAAAATAATATAATAATATGAACAAAAAAATATTATCATTTGAAGAATACGCTGCTAGTAAAAATCTAGATAGCGCTGAAGAAATCACAGAATCATGTGACGCATGTGGTGAAGATCCATGTGTTTGTGAATCTGAAGAAGTTGAAGACACAGAAGAAGTTGAAGACACAGAAGAGGTTGAAGACGAGGATGAGGTTGAAGACGAGGATGAAGATGAAGATGAGGATGAAGGCGAAGATGATGACGAAGATGAGGATGAAGACGAGGATGAGGATGAAGACGAAGACGAAGATGAGGAAACATTAGAGTCATGTTCTGAACAATTAAAGAAATGTTATGAATATGCTATTAAAGAAGCATGTGATTATGACAAAGATGATTATCCAGATCATACGCTAGAAGGCTACCTTAAAGAAAACGCTGCGTTAGTAGCGGCTTTATCTGCATCAGCATTGGAACAAGCACACGCTGAGCTTAAAGACGACGAACTTACCATTGAGGTATACGAGTCTTGTTTAAACGCCATGAAAGAATCATACAATAAAAAAATTGACGAATTAAAAGAGACTTGGTCATCAAAATAATAATTAAGTATTATGAAACACATAAAACTATATGAAGAATTCATCAACGAAAAACTAAAGGCTGGTAGAGATGAACCAATCGCAAAAGCTATTATTGCATATAGATATGCTGTAGAAGGTAGTGGTCGCGAAAAAGCACTTTTCGATATGGGGTTGAATCCCGAAAGAACTGACTCAAACCCAGATCAGATGGAATATCTTTCAGGTTGGGGTAAAGATGTTATTAAAGCTCTTTCAGGAGCTAGAAGAGTTCCTAGTAAATATATGACAGGTACTGTAATTACTCTGGCAGCTGATAATGGTAATTCATACTACTTTGATGGTAGCGATTTAGTAGAAGGTGATAAAACTATTGTTAGAAATGCTTTGAAATTAACTTGGACTCAACTTATTGACGAATTAATCAAGCTAAAAGTTATTGAAGAGCCTAAATACTAATTGAGTTTAAGTATCATCGAATTAAACTTTTTAAAAGGTCTGTGTATAATGCATGGACCTTTTTTATTTAATAGACTTTAAATATGCCTAGAATACCAGTAGAAATTATTTATATGCAAATAGCATATCAAACAGCTAAACTTAGTTATGCCCAACGTCGTCGCGTTGGTTGTATTATTGTTAAAGATGAACAAATTGTTTCATTTGGTTATAATGGCACTCCACATGGATTTAATAATGAGTGCGAAGAAACTTTAGTTGAAACTCAAAATTATGAGAACCCCGATCATGCTCTACATTTAATAGAAGAACATGGATATGTATGTGAGAACGGATGTTGTACTAAAGAGACTCAAACTACAAAACGAGAGGTTCTACATGCGGAATCGAATGCTATTACAAAATTAGCAAAATCTACAATGACATCTATTGATGCAGACCTATATACTACAACAGCTCCATGTTTTGATTGTGCTAAATTAATTATCCAAGCGGGTATTAAACAAGTATATTATTCAGAAGATTATAGAGATATGAGTGGCGTTGAATTATTAGAAAAGGCAGGAATCATCACAAAACAAGTTATATGTTGGAACGCGGATTAGATCAAATTATCGATAGCGCATTAGAAAAGAATACATTCGGAAAGGATTTTAAATTTAGAAAGGGTCAAAGAGAGATCATAACTAAAATTTGTGAAACATATCTCAATGATCCTGATTCTACATTAGTTATAGATGCACCGACTGGTGCTGGTAAGTCACTGATTGCGATGTGGTCTGCTCATATCCTAAAAGAGTTAGGTAATAGAGGTTATATGGTTACTAGTGACCTGAGTCTCCAGGATCAATATGAGACTGACTTCTATAAGTATGGTTTGAGATGGCCGTCAATTAAAGGTGTCGATAATTATGAGTGTTCTGTCAATGGTTTACCATTTTCATTAGGTGATTGTAAACTTAAGGGTATGGGTTATGAGCAAGCTGAGAAATTAAGTTGTTATAATTCATGTGAATATCTTCAAAACAGAAGAAGAGCAATTGATCAACCCATTTCACTTCTTAATTATTCATTTTGGTTGATTCAGCGAAACTATGTTGAAGCCAAAATGCAACAAGAAGAACGCACGGTTCCTTTTGAAAAAAGAGATTTTGTATTCTTTGACGAAGCACACCGAATAGATGATATTGTACAGAGTCATTTTAGCCCAAGAATAGAACATTCGCTAGTTGAGAAAATGGTAACTCTAAATAGATTTGCTAGTAAAAATGGATTTCAAGAAGCTAGTTATACTAAAAATAAAATACAATCACTAGTTAACCATATGATGAGTGGTGATAAACACGATGTATTTAGTGCGATGAGTGAATTTGAAAGAATTCTTCATGGTTTTGGCAAGGTTAGACAGGTGGCCAATAAGATGGCTAAAAAGAGATTTGGAGTTTCAGGTGTGCCTAAAAATTGGCAAACAGCATTTGGTCACTTTGACAGACTTAAAGATGTTCACTGTAAAGTAGAAGATTATCTTAGTTTGATTAAAGAAGTTGGAGTTGATAAGATGGTATTAGATCAAAATGAACATGAAGCAAAATTCATGTGTGTTGAAGAAAGTCTAATGATTAACAAATATCTACATGAAAAGGCTGGATTCAAAGTTTTTATGAGTGCTACTATAGGTGATCCTCGAGCATTTGTTAGAATAATGGGAATTAAGAATGCTAAATTTATTAGAATGGATAATGCATTTAATTACGATAAATCACCAGTAGTATTTGTCAATCGACATAAGCTTTCATTTAGAGAACGAGATGAGAGTCTACCAAAGGTAGTAGAAATATTGGATCAAATTATAGATAAACACGAGGGTCAACGCGGGGTCATTCACACTGGTTCATATGCGTTCACTAATTACATCAAGCAAAATAGTAAACATACGTTTAGATTGATGGATTATGAAAACAGTAAGGAAAAGTCTGATATGTTAGAACTTTTTAAAAAGAAAGATGGCGCAGTATTAATGGGACCGTCTCTTCTAGAAGGTTTAGATTTAAAAGACGATACAAGTCGATTCCAAATATTCTTTAAGGTACCATATCCTTCATTAGGCGATCCATTAATTAAAGCTAAAATGAAAACATCAAATGAGTGGTATGATTGGAAAACAGGAATTAGTGTTATGCAAGGTGTTGGTAGATCAGTTAGAAGTAAAGATGATTGGGCCGTAACATATGTGCTGGATGCATGTTTTAGAAGTTTGATAAATAAACCAGGGTTTTTCCCTCCAAGTTTTATGGAAAGAGTCAAAACTATAAAATAAAATACACTATTATGAAAAGATTTTTAAATAGATTTAGTACTTCTGATAAAATAACTATACTACTAAAGATTTTAGCTGTGGGTACATTAGCTTTACTTATGAGTAGTTGCGCTTCTTTAGATTTTAGAATTGCTACATTAAATTACGCTACACAGAGACAATCGTTGAATGTATCTAGTCCAATTGAGGCACAAACGTTTACAAGCGACTTTGACACATTTAAAAATTTAGATCCTCAGGATTTAGGACTTTCATTTGGTGGAAATTGGGTTCATTGTCGAATTCATGGTTTTCATGATTTAAACAATTGGACAGATTTTACTTATAATCCATATTGGTGTAGACCTAGTAATGGTTTTATGAGAGCGTCTTTATATAACTGGAACTGGGGAGGTTACAATTATTGGAATAATCAAATATGGGGATATACTCCATATAGATGGTCTCCGTTTGGATACGATAGATGGGGATATAACAATTGGATGGGTAATGTTTATTATGGTAATGGGTGGAATAACTATTATGGATGGAACAATAATTACATACCATACCGTTGGAGAAGATCAAATATAAACGGTAGGAGAGGTAATGTTGCACCTAGAACAAGATCAACTAGAGTTATTAGAACTACGCCTACAAGAACTCGAACAATACCAAACAATGTTAGACCAACTAGGACACCAATTCCAAATAATGTAAGAACTATTAGAACACCTATAAGAAGATCTGACGTAAAACCGCCAATAAGAACAAACACAAGACCGGTTAATAATACACCTAATAATATTAGGCCTGTTAGAACAAATACTAGGACGACTACTCAGCCTAGAAGATCTAGACCAACAAATGTAAAGAAAGACAATTTAAAATAAAAAAACATGGGATTTAACAAATTATTTTTACCTGAACTACACACACTTAAACAGCAATTAGAAGAATTAGGAGAAACTGATTTTGGAAAATATTGGTTAAGACGCTTACAAAAGTCTGATGCGACCATTGGATCGATTGAGTCGAATGACTTTATTAAACCTTTTGTAGATTTCGCATATAATAATAGCAAACTAATATTTGTAAAAAATGAAATGGATACAGATATTAAAAAATAAATTTATGTCAACACAATCAAATACTAATAATCAGCAATTTTATGTTTGGATTAAATCAGAAAGAACTGGCCAAATTGTAGAGGTTGCAGAAACACAAGACGATGCATCTTGGATTAAATTTACAGATGGTACTAAATGTAATTCTAAACTAGCCAGCGAATTTTTATTACCAGCTTCAAGTGAAGATCAGGCTAATATGATCGCGAAAGATTTTGGAGGAATTACAACTTATATCGATCCTACTGATGCAACACCGGTTAGACCACGAAGAGATGTGGAACCTACTGATGCAACTCCTGTTAGGCCTCGAAGAGATGTAGAACCTGTACAAGAAATTAATGTAATGATGGAAATGCTCAAGAAGATGAGCACTAAGAATAAAGCAGATCTACCTATTAAAGTAAATCTACCTTCTAAAGAGGTCTATTCTTTACTTAAAGATCAGATGGATATTACAAAGAAAGATCTAAATTCACAAATTGTGGCGCTCGTAGAAAATCAGATAGATAATTTAAGAGACGAACTAAAAGAACAAATAGAAACATTTATTAATAATTATTATAATGGCAGAACAAACACAACCAACAGAACAGGTGGAAGCTCAAGCTCAACAGAATCAGGAAATTCCAACGCGTAGAGAGCGTAGACGTAGACTAAAACAACAAGGTGTATTAAGATATCTTAGTAAGAAGAGTTTTTTAGATCCTATTCGTGCGAATTTTAGAGCAGAAAACATTAAGACTGGTTTTAAGATTCAAGAAATTAGACTTAAACAATTACAAGAAGAGTGGGAAGAAGCATTCATGACTAGATTAGAGTCTATGAAAGAAACTTGGTATGAAATGGGATATAACTCTGAAGAAATCGGTTGGTTAGAAGAGGCAGCTGCAATTAGTTTTGCTAATGTCAAAGAAACTCGTCGCGAAGATAGAAAAGAAGCACAACAATTAATGAAACGTGCTAAGGAATCATTGTTAACAAGACAATAGATTATGTTAAGTATTGGAATCGAGCCAGCAGATAATGGCGTCATTAAAACACTACTAGACGATAACGTCAATGGTGGTGGAGAACAATTTGAGGCTAGACAGGTTTATGAATTCGAAGGACCTATGAAAAGACCTAATCAAATTAAATTTATTAAAGATTTAATATTTGATTTAGGTATTGACATTGGAACAGAGTTAGATCCTGATTATCTTCAAATATTTGCCGGATGGGGCAGAAAATACAAAGGTTCCGAAAAGGAAATAAAAAATAAAATCCAAATTTTACAAAAAGAAATTGAAAGATTAGGATCTATGTTGGAAGAATGAATTTAAAAGTCGAAGGCGTTTGGTGTAAAACTAGAACAGAGTTTGATAAATTATCTAAAACAGGTGATTACGATCTGTCTGTATCTTATTATGACATTTTTAATAGATTAATTAAAAGTGATCCTAATAACACCGAGCCATCTGACATAATTATTTCTATTTATATTAGGAAAACAATTCAAAAAACTCTAAGAGATCTGGGCGAAGATAGTGATGCTAAGATTCTTTATATGTTTAAATCCCTGAGTGCAGATACTGTTAATGGATTTAGAGAATTTATAAATACTATGGTCGATGAAGAATGTGAATTAGATTTATTGGTTGTCAATAGGTGTGATTTTCCAAAAACAGGTGTTCTTAGCAAATTCGATAATGTTAGGTTTATAGATAATGATTAAACATAAATTATTTGCAAAGGGTGATCAAATCCATGCGTTAATTTCAACAACGCAACAACCTAACTTATTAATACCCGTTAGGGCTACTATATATGATGTCAAATTCGATGACGTCAATCCACAATATCAAATTAGGATCAAAAAATTCTACGATCCTGTTTATTTTTTAAAGAAAAACTTATTTGGCGGGAGATTTATAAAAAACTTTGAAGGAAAAGACACTAAGATAAATCTAAAAAGAGCACTGTATTCTACTGTTGAAGATATTGAAAATAATATATTTAACGGTGACAAATGGAAACAGTATTTAATTGTAGTTGATTCTGTTTTTTGTACAAGAACACGAGCTGAACAAGAATCCCTTTTTAATAAAATTCAAACATTTCATATTGAAATGAAGATTAAAGAACTTTATGAATTAGTGAATAGGTCAGTATATAGAAGCGGTGAATTCTATTGGCACACGAAGGGTGAATATATAAAATCCTTACAGAAATTCTTAGGAAATAAATATCCCAAAGATTCTAAATGGGTAGATGAATTGTTATATAGACCTGATACTGACGAAATGGACAACGCAGAATGGGTTTAATATAATATCCTACCATATTAGGTAGATATATATAAAAAAGAATATCCATATATGCCGATTACTGACGACGCACATTTTATTTTTAAAAAGGTACTTAATATTGCTGATGAAACTACAGGTGTAGATGTTACGCAATATTTTTATGAGGATACAAGGACTGGAAAAGAAGTAAAAACCAGTGCACCTAAACCAGGTTCTCTTAATAATGCCCCTCCAGAACCAATTGATACGGCTGGAACAGGTAAAAATACACTAGATTTAAATAATACAACCGCTAATTTTGGTGAAGGTTCTCTATATCCAACCAATGGTGTAGATTCTAGAAGTTATCCGGTTAGAACTGCTATTAGTGGAGATAAAGGTGATATTACATATGAAGATAAAGGAGATACAGTTACCTTAGGTAAAGCACCTCGAAGTTTATTTAATAATTGGACATTACATAGATATGATAATAGAGTAGGTGTTGTCGCACGAGACAGCACGAGTGAAATAGGAGGTAAAGATTATAATAAACCTGTTATGAGCGCGTTGGGTGAGAATATGATACTTAATCCAACTGCTAGAAATATAGTTGAATACGCTAGTAGTACTGGTGGAGAAAGCTTTGCATACAGTTATAGTGATTTTATTCAAATGGAACACTACGGTCAAATATCTAATGATTATTTAATTACGCTTAGACGTTTCGCTTATCCTGTCGGTGATGATTTATTAAGTCCAAAAATGGCGGGTACTAAACCCGAACCTATTAATGCAGATGCCCCTGATTTGGCTAGAGCTGTTACGTGGTTATCTCCTGCATTGGGCAATGATTTAAAAGAGATACTTAAATTTAAGGCTGGTTTTAAATGGACTGAAGCTAAATCAGAAATACAGGACGCACAATCTAGACAAAGCGATACGGGTGCTTTAGGATCTGCCATAGATAATAGTAAATATGGTTCAGCTATTGAATCTGGTTTAAATGGTTTTACTGCAGCTCAAGCTAAGAAACTTAGACTTGCAGGTAATGTGGATCATACTAAAGAAACGTATCCTAATAAGGTTTTCGGACCTCTTAATATCATTGATCAGGTTTTAACCAGAGACAAGGGTTTAACCTTTGATCAAGAATTTAAATTATCATTTCACTATGATTTAAAAGCATTTCCTGGAACTAGTCCAAAGGTTGCATTTATGGATACATTAGCTAACGTATTGGCGCTTACATATAATAATGCACCGTTTTGGGGAGGAGCTACTAGATTTAGTGGTAGTGGAAAAACCGGAAAACCTTTTGGAGATACATCTCTTTTAGAAAAAGGAGATTATGCTGGTTATATTGGTTCTATTGCTGACACGCTCGCAGGGATGGGTGGAAACTTTATGGATCAATTAAAGAAGACTGCAAAAAATATAGCTGGCGGCGAAGGAATTAATAAAATTTTAGGTGATTCTTCTATTCTTGAAAATATTGTTGGAGGCGGTTTAATGAAAATGCTGGGTGGACCTTCAGGTGGTGATGTTATTAAGGCCTTTTTAACAGGCGATCCAACTGGACAATGGCATTTAACTATAGGAAATCCAATGAACCCGATAATGGTCTGTGGAAACTTAGCATTACAAGATTCTGAATTTAGTTTTGAAGGTCCTCTAGGTTTTGAAGGTTTTCCTACTAAAATGAAAGTTGATATAACACTTAAACCTGGTAGACCTAGAGATAAAACAGAAATAGAATCTATGTTTAACGCAGGTAGAGGTAGAATGTATTTACAACCTGAATGGGGTGATGGAGAAGGTATAGATATAGATGCAATGCTTAATGTAGATGCGTATGGCCAAAATGGTAAAAATATCTCAAATAAAGCTTATATGAGTAGACTTTCTGATATGTCTGCTGGATAAAATAATACTAATATATGGAATTTAAAGTATTCAAATCTAAAAAACTCAACGGTGATAAGAATAAACTATTCTTAGCGCAACCTACCATGATGTTTAAAAGTTTGAGTCCTAGTGAGTCATACATGATCGCTAAACACATTGTTAAAGATGATGATGTTGTTAGACCGGATAGAGTGGCAGTAGAACATTATGGTACTACAGATGGTTTAGATATTATTTTAAAATTCAATGGTATATCTGATCCGTTCTCTCTTAGTCCTGGAGAAACTCTTTGGATACCTATAGACACTATATCATATTATAAATTAGAATCACCTACGGCATTTGAGGAGAATCCTATTAAGAAGCAATTTATAGACACTAAGAGATTAAGCAAGACTGACCAAAGAAGATTAGAAGCTCTTAAGAAAAAATATAATAAAGAGGCTTTACTTCCACCTAATGTTATTCCTTTAGGCAAAAAGACATATCAATTTGATGGTACAAACGTTAGATTAGGCATGCATGTACAAACAGATGACGTAGTTAATTCTATATTATCTGATATACGAGAAGGAGAACTTTCTACAAATACTATCGATTTAAACGACGAAGATGTATTAGTTATAAACACATCAGATGATTTAAATAGTACTTCTAATGGTAATGGAACCACTAATGGTGACGACAATTCTGATGGATCGAACACATCATTATATGAAGATGCTCTTATTAAAAATAGTGGTAATTACATAAAATCAAGTGGAAGTGGTGCTGGATCAATAGGCGGTGCTGGATTAAACGGAAGTGGTTCTGGTAAATCAGATAAAGCCGATATATTAGGCGGAAATATACCTGACGGTTCGGGACCTACATCTACAGGAAATAATACTTCTGGAGGAGGGGCTGATAGTTCGGATTCACCTTGTTCTAAATAATAAAATATGGAATTATCTAACAATATATTAGCGGTAGTAGAGCCTAGTATTAGGCCTATGGAAATAAAAATCGATGCTTTAGCTGAAGAAGAGGGAGATGACGCTGAATTCAAGCAAACCACTGTTATAGCTACTCTTAAGCCAATGGTGTTAGTCAATGGGTATCAATTTTCCCCCGGAGATATAGAATACTTTGAGCTTAATTTAACTCAAGTTTTACCTACGTGTAAGTTGACACTAAGAGATGGTGCTGGTAAATTCGGTGTTGGTAGTTATCCAAGAGATGGTGATTATTTTACTATATTAATCAATTCAAAAAATCAAGAAACGTTTAAATCCATTCATATGGATTTTGATATAAGTTCATCTTCAGCTCCTAAGGAAGGTAATATAGAACCTGCTACATTCAGTATGAGCGGATTCTGTAAAGTACCTAGGATATATGCAGAAGATTGTGTTAGTCTTGAATCTGGAGATTCTTTAGAACATTTGGAAGTAATAGCTAGAGACCTTGGCCTTGGATTAGCTACCAATATAGATACAGCGGATGATAAACAAGCCAGAATTATGGCTTTTACTCCATATTTAGATTTTATAAAATCAATAGTAAAAGAAAGTTATATCGGTGAAGAATCATTCCAAAAATTTTGGATAGATTCATATTACTACGTGAATTATGTAGATGTTAATGCATTGTTTAATTCTCCTAATCCACCCATTGAAGAGTTTGCTGAATCGCTTGCATCTGCTGCCGAGTCAATGACACCTGATACCGAAACTGCTAAAAATGCAGAAGAAGATGGTACGGGCAATGATATAGAGGTACCATTGATGTTGACAAATCATATAATGTTCATGGGTAATAATGCTTTTATTGAATCTCACAGAATTATAAATAATTCAAATACTATTAGTACTACCGCTGGATATGCTAGAGAAATTACAATATATGACGATAATGGTGAAGATAAGAAACAAGAGTTTAGAATTGAACCTTTAGGTGGAAATGATCTAAAGGAATTAGAAGAACCACTGAGAGGTAATAGGAATGATGATAGACATGTTTCTCAAATAAAATATAAGTATATCGGTAGACAAAACGCGGGTGAAGATGGTTTAGGTAATGTCCACCCTAATGCCGCATTTGCTCAATTACATAATAAACAAAATGAGATGGAAACTCAAAAAATGAAATTAGAAGTTACTTTAAATTCATTTAATCCATCTTTATATAAGTATCAAAAAATACCTGTTTTAATGTATTTGATGGATTCACAGGCAATAGAGCAAAACGAAAGAATTAAAGGAGATAAAAAGGAATTAGGCATGGATAAAGACGAGCCTTTTAGCCTAGGTGAAGATACTGAAAGCATTACCGATGAAGGTAAAAGAAGTCCTTCGCAGGCACTAGATACTTTTTTATCGGGTTATTATTTAATAGAAGATATTGTATATAGAACTGAAGACGGTGAAACTAAACAAACTGTAACCCTGTTGAGAAGAGAGTGGCCTACTAGAACTGAGAATTTAATTAACCCACCTGGACTTGAAGGTGCCAGTGATGAAGAAAAAGCAGATAATGTTGCTAAAAACAGCCCAGCACCAGAGCCAGCACCGGAACCAACACCAGAGCCAACGCCGGAAGCAACACCAGAGCCAACACCAGAGCCAACACCAGAACCAGAAGAATTAGAAATTACTTTAAAAATAAACGGAGATGGTTCAACGTTTTTACAAGACGATAGTAATGTTATTGCTCCTTCTCAAAATAAATATTTGAGTATAACTGGTACTTGGTCTTCAAATAGAGATTTTGAAGGATTTACAGCAGTAGAAATAGAATATGAAGGGATGGTTGAAGGTGATGGCGCTGAATGGAGTTATCCTAAAATAACAGCTAAAAATGATGGTACTTGGATTTTTGAATCTCCACCATATACATACGATGAAGACAACTATAAAATTGAAGTTAGATTCCAAGCAGAAGACAAATGGTTTACAGCTAATGCTAGAATGACAATAGGCTTCGTAGATTAAAATGAATATATAACATATGTCAGACTTTAAACATATTAATGAATTTAGAAAAGGTACTACTTTAAGAAAGATCAGTGAAGATCCAACTTATCTTAGTTTCTTTTTGATGTTCGATAGTGTAGATCCTGAACATTCTCCACTATTATCTGGTAGAGCAGAAGCTTATTTGAAAAAATTTGTTGACACAAAAGACGGAAACACAAACTACGCTGGAAATTTAGCTGCATTTAAAAAAGTTTTAATGAAAATCAATAAAGATATGCCATGGTTTTGGCAAAAAATATCTGGATTGGAGTTAACGCAGACATACGGTAAAATGCAAGAGCCATGGCACGGTGCAGAAAGTCCTAAAATAGACATTGAGTGTTTAGAAGAAAATGTAGAATTAACTGCAATAAGTCTTATGATGTTATACAGAAAGGCTGTTTATGACTATCAAAGATACGTTGAAATTTTACCAAAAAACTTAAGATATTTTAGAGTGTGGATTGTAATGTCAGAAGTTAGGACATTTCAGCAAGATACTGCTGCCAGAGATTTAAATTTATACGGTACAAAGATGCCAGAAGATAGAGCTGGTTCTGATGTTGAACTCATTCCTAGGGCAAAAGGATATGAAACAGCAGGCCCAAGAAAAGGGCGTGACTTTGACGCTGCTTTAGTCAATAATTATAATGCTGAATCAAAACCACATATGATGTTTGAATTAGATTTCTGTGAGTGGATAACTGACTCTATAGCTGACATGTTTGCTGATGCATCTAAAATGCCAGAATTAAAAAAACCTAAAATTTCTTTTTCATGGCAACATTCACATATATCTGGTTCTAAATTTGGACCTAATATTACTAAGTCAGAAGAAGAAAATCTTATACCAAAAAAACCAGAAGATGATTTATATCCAAATACGCCATTTAATCCGTTGGCAAACGCACAGAATGCTATTAGCGATAAAGTAAATGGTTTAGCAGGTTCTCTAGTAAATAGATTTAATAACTTAAAAAATAGTTTACCGGGACAAGGTAATAATCCATTAGGTAGAGTTTATCCGGAAGGATTGACAGGTGCGGCAGCAACAATTGCTAATGCTGGTATGGATAAAGTAAAATCACTTATATTAGATAATGTTCACGGAGCTAGTACAGGTTTAGGTTCTTTAGGAGATATAAATTCTGCATTAGAGTCTGGTAGTATTAATGGTATTGCTAATTTAGCAGGTCAACTGTTTGGTACTAAATCTTCTAAACCAATAAAGGGTAATATTTCACCTACTAAAATATATGAGCCTGGAATTGATACTTCCCCGGACGAAAGGATAAACGAAAAGGTTTATGATCCTATTCAGCAAGCTAATGATCAACCTATAAGTCCAGGTAGAATATATGATCCTGGTGTAGATAGCACACCTGACAATAACATTAACGATAACGTATACGAATAATGGATGAATTATTTCTAGACAATCTTAGAGATTCACATTGGTTAGGAGAGGTAGTTGTAAACGAAGATCCTCTCTTAAATGGTAGATGTAAGATTAAGGTTTATGGTAAATTTGATAAACTAACTGACGACGCTATTCCATGGGCAACACCTATGAATAGGGATCAAGTAGGTTCACATGCTGTACCTAGAGTTGGTGATATTGTTGCTGTTAGATTTGATAATGGTAATATTTATCACCCAGAATATTGGTTTCAAATAGATCAAAACACAGATCTTAAGACAGATATTTTAGAAACATCTGACGCACCACATGATGTAATAAGTTTAGTATATGATGCTGAACGAAATGTAAGAATTTATCATTCTCCAGAAGATGGCTTAGTTATTACAAGAGGTAGTGGTGCCAAAGAGCGTCCAATCATTCAGATGGATGAAGAAGGGTTTATAAAAATTAGTACTGACGCTAAAATGTTCTTAGACTGTGGTGATATATTCGTTTCAAATACGGGCGAACCGGGAGCAGATGAAACAGAACCTGCAGTAAGAGGTCAATCTTTACAAGATTGGCTACAAATGTGGTTAGATGATTATAACGCACATATTCACCCGACAGGCGTTGGACCATCTGGACCACCTATGCCACCTACACCAGTAACTGTAGGAAAATTATCTAGTACTCATATTAACTATCAACAAAAGAATAAATAAACATGCCTGCACTTTGGCCAACATTCATACCAGCATTAGCGTCTGATATAGCAGGTCAGTCATTCACTAAACCAGGCGGGGCTATAGTTTCTTATGAGCTCCCAAAGGTTGGAACCGATCAAGTTCCTATTTTTCCACCATCTAAAGAACTAATAGAGTCTGTTAAACCTGGAAATCCGGTTAACGCTAATTTAACAACTGATCCCACTTCAATGATCAACGCCATAAATTTGGCACCATTAAGCGGAAGATATGATTTTGGTGTAAGAGTAGCTGAAAGATATTTAGAGGCTGTAAAAAGCTTGGCAATGACGCCATATGGCGCAGTACACACTAATAATCCAGCCGCTGAATTTATTTTAAAACAAGGTTATGGTTTGGTTTTTGAAAGACTATTAAAAGAAGGTGACATACCTTTACTAGACCAAAAGGATGAAAATGGTAATATTATAGAACAAGGTAAAGAGTCACATCCTGATTATGCTGATTTTTGCCCGGGCCCAATCGAAGAGCCAGATCCAGTCGAAGAACAAAAGAAGTTAGATAAGAAATTCGATAAGTTTGTAGATGAAAATAAAAATGATCCATATTGGGATTTATATAAGTTTAGATTTTTTGAATTTCCATGTCTAAGTGGTAATGAAACTCAGTCGGAATTAGAAAATCTGTTTGCTGCTAGATTGATAGAACAATATAAAACATCTAATGATAAAGCAGAATTTAAATTATGGGCAGAATGTTTAGGTTCTAAAAAATATAAAGACAGTACTTTATCGATATCTAACAAACCATATCCTAATATTAGTACACAAACTAGAGCTGATATAACAGCAGCCGGTTATAACTGGCAATCTTTAGCAGATAATGTGAGTGATTTATTTATAGCTGGCATAGAAGGCAATGGACCTACATTAGAGTGTCCATTAAATGAATGGAAAATTCAAGTAGCATATGATTTTGATCATGATCCTCCTGAAAATCCAAGTAAAAGACCTAAAATATTAACATCTAATGTAGTGGCTACTTTTAGCTGGTATCCTGGTTTAAGACAAGGTTCTTTTTCTTATCTTAATGGATCTGCTGTTTCTGCACCTAAGTGGATAAAAACTCCAAATTGGATTGAAACTGTATACGAAAAAGGTGAATGGAAAAATCATTGGAGAAAAGTACCTGAAGATAAAATAAGACAAGCTTCTAGAGCATCTGATCCGGGCGAAGAACTTTTAAAAATAGATCCAAAATTAGGGGGTACTTTATTTAAGTTTCAAATGAAAGAAGCCTTAGATGCAAAAAAGGTAGCCGATGAATGTGAAGCTATTGAACCAAGCTCTAATATTAATTATAATTGGCCAGGTGGCGATCCATATGAAGAAATGGCAGCCGTTACTATTGCTTACTGGTATGCATGTTTAGTAAAACCTTTTGCACCAACTCCATCTGCTTTACCTGCGTTAATTCCTCCACCATTAACAGGTATCTACATACCATTATATTATGGTAGTAAAAAAAGATTAGCTAATAATTTAAGGAAGGCTTGGAATACTGGCAAAACATTTAGTGTATTACCTGCCCCAATGCCGCCTGCACTTGCGGTTTCTACTGCGGTCGCTGCAGCGTATGCTTTGCATTTATTGGAATTTAAATTACTTTATTTAGGAGGTATACCTACACCAGTGGGTCCAGTACCCATGGTTGGTTTTGTACCTGTGGTATTCTAATAATTAATTGGATATATATTATGTTACACCTTTAATATAAAAATAAATGAACAACGAAAAAAACAAAAGAGTTAGAATTGGCGAAGTTAAAGTCGAGGAAACTAAAATCGAAGAAGTAAACAATCAAGTTGAAAATTCACAAGAAGATTTACAGGATGTCACCGAATCCTATTACGATGAAAATGGTGAATTTATGTGGGACGCATATGAAGCTAGTTGCCCATCTAAAACAAGAAAACCCAATCCACATATCAAAACTCTAAGAGGAGATAAAGTTTTTTCTAGAGAAGATTACGCACAAGATTTTTATGACTTATTAGCTGAATTTGACAGTAAACATAGTTTAATTACTAAACTAAATGCAGGTGAAATTCATGAAGGTAAAATTTACGGAGTAAGTTCTGAATTTATTAGCGTTGATATTGGTTATAGAGAATTAATATACGTTAAATATGATAAAGAACCTGCTGATATACAAGCATTAAAACCAGGTGATGAAACATCTGTTTTAATTACTCAACTTACTAAAAACTCACATATATTAGGATCAATTCACGGAGGTGTTAAACATCGTGTATTCATGGATCTTAGAGAAGGTGTAGAAACAGGCGGAACCGCATGGGTTGGTACTGTAACACATATGATTGAAAATGGAGGTTACATGGTAATGATTCAAGGTATTGAGTGTTTTATGCCAGGATCACTTGCTGGAATTAATAAACTGCATGATTTTTCATCCATCATTGGTAAAGAAATATATGTTGTGCCAGTTAGTTTCTCACCAGAAAGAGGCACATTGGTAGTTTCTCATAGAAAATATTTACAAGCGTTAATTCCTAATGAAATATCGTCATTAAAAGAAACACAAGGCGAAACTCTTACCGGAAATGTAACAGGAACTGCAAAATATGGTGTTTTTGTAGAGTTTAATAAATGTCTAACTGGTATGATTCATAATAATGACTTAGACGAAGAAACTTTAGTTAAATTTAAAGCTAGAGAAATTAAACCAGGTGATCAAATATCTTTTATGGTAAAAGATATCATAAGTAATACAAAAATTACGTTAACACAGAAAGCAAATATCGTAGTAAATCCATGGAGCGATATCACATCAAGATACACCATTCCTTCTGTAATAGAAGCTACTGTTAAGACTAAAAAAGACTATGGTCTATTCATTACAATAGAAGAGGGTGTTACTGGACTATTACACGTGAGCGAATTAGGTGAAGAAGTTATGAGTGTATTTAAGGCCGGTGATAAGATCACTGTTCAAATTACAAGAATCGATGTTGATTCAATGAAAGTCTTTTTAAAGATGCCTCAATAACTATTGCAACGAGAGTGTGATATATATTGAAACGATAATATCATAATCTAATATGCAAAAATTAAATATAGATTCTTCAAGGGAATCAATTTTGAATGCGGCACTCATGGGTGTTGAATTTGAATTCTATTCTAATATCGATCTAGAAGCTACCAAAAAATCTTTGGCTCAGCTTCTAGATCGTAAGATTAGGTTGGAAGACAAAGCTCATTCTGATTTCCAACCATCTGCTGAAGAATTTAAAATAGAACCAGATATGTCGGGTGGAAAAGGTCTAATGGAACTAGTTACAGGACCTATTCCGTATAGAAATGCTAGAATAGTTGTAAACAAAGTTTTAGATTGGATATCTAAAAACGGATACACTAACGATAGAGCATCAATTCATGTTAATTTATCATTCGATAAAAAATTCTTAGAAGATAAAGATCTTATTTCTAGAATGAACGTTCTTAAGTTTATTTTAGAATTTGATGAAAAACAAGTTTATAAATTCTTTCCTGATAGAGAAAATTCTGCATACGCAAAGAGTGTCAAATGGGTAATGCCAAAATGGGAAGCATTTCATTTTGACGCAAATCAAATTGCATCTAATAATTTTAAATTTGCCGATACTAAATACTATGGAATAAACTTTTCAAAGAAGGAAAAGAATTATTTAGAATTCAGATACTTAGGAGGTCAAGATTATGAAAAGAAAGTTGATAATATACTTTATTTAACTGAGAGTTTTTTAATGCAAATGTGGCATTCTTGTAATGATCCTAGATTTACAGCTGAAAATAAAATAGAACTTCAGAGAATTTTAAATAAAAATAAACCTATTTCAGAGGCACTTAAAAATTATACTAATGTCAATAAACATTGGCCTAATATAGAAATACTAGTAGATTTACAAAGTAATCCTACTATTATTAATGTACACTGGGAAAGATTTAAACACAGAGTTGTTGATTTATTGGTCAATGGTTCTATGGAAGCAGGAATTATAAACTACGATTCAGATTATGGTGCGGTTCAGGTGAAAGATGGAAAGTTTCCAACTGTTTATTTACTAGAAAATTTTGAATTCATAGACTGTGAATTAACAGGTAATATAACCAACTGTAGTTTTTATAATTGTGAAGTTAGCGGTTCGGCTATTATGATGTGCAGTCTATACAAAGGTACTAAAATAAAGGAGTCTAAAGTAGAGTCATGTTATACACATGGAAGTTGTGAATTAACCAACTGTTATGTTGCCGGAAGAGACACTATGTTTAAAGGTAAAATGATAGGTGGAATATTTAGAGAGGGCTTTAGAAGTAAAGACGCTAGATTTGAAGAAACTGAAATAGTAGTAAGTAAAAAAATAAACTAATATAATGAGTGAAATTAGAAGCGGGTCTAATAACGACTTGACAACCGGAAGACAATTTGATGCAAACTGTTTGAACGCATTTCTAGATGAATTAGGTGACGATATCACAGGAGCATGTATGGTTCCTATTAATTTACCACAAAAAGAAATTATCAATATAATTAAGAGAGCTAAAAAATGGTTTTATAAAAAATATGAGTATTCTGTAAAAGAGAATTTATACCATATTCCAAATAACGTATTTAGTAGTGATTATTTTAAATCTCATAGAACTCTTAATTTACCAGGACCAAGTTTAGATGGTGGAGGCGGAGTATTTTCTGTTTATGGATTGTATGACCTAATGTCTGGTTTCCATGGTCAAGGAGGTGGATTAGATCTTAGATTCCAGTCTGGTGGTGACTTCTCAATGGAGAGAATGTTGTTTAGAGGTATGTATGAAGGTTCTGGAATGGCTGAGGCTGCAGAAGAATTACAATACTATGTATTGAATGCTTCAATGGCAGACCTGTCTAGACAG